CAAGCCCACTCTTCAAAGTCGTGCTCTGAGTATGTTGCAGTTATACCTCTTCCTTCATAAATGGTCTTATCAAAGATAACCAAAGCCTTTTTATAAATTTTTATAAAGAGACCTTGGTCATTACAAAGTTTTGATATGAACTCACTGTCAGATTGCTCTTCCTGATCTATCTTTTCGATTATCGGTTCCCCTGCCCAGAAGTAGAGGTCTGTCATACCATACTTGCCTTTTATCTCCTCTGCAATCTGCTTTACAGTGACCTTCTCCCAAGTCTTGCTTACCTTACCTGTTTGAAAGCCTTGACTTGCCGGAAGGGAAATTCCTTTAATACTGCATTTATGTCCACTGCTTCCGCCAGAATATGTAATATCATCTATTGTAAAGTTTCCACAGTGATACTTCTGATATGTATTGGTGCCTGTCATGTTGTGAAAGAATATGCTTACATCAAGGTCATGCTCTTTTTCAGGTACGAAGCCTTTGCCCATTGCCCAAGCAGCATTTCTGTCAGCCAAATCTATAGTGATTTCATCTGCACTTCCTGAATCATTGTCGGTATACGATATACTTTCACATCGGCTTGACAGACCTACCTCCGCTCCGTCATACAGTATTTGATATGTAACTCTTCTAGCCTTTTGCATTAAGCATAGCCCTCCATGCTGGATAGTCACTTGGCACAGACCGATTTACTGCACTTTCATCATCCGGAAGTAAAAGCTTAACACCTGCAGGAAATATGAAAATATCCAGTTTATCCCTATTTAAATCCATGATTTTATCGCACATATATTCATTTCCATACACCTCATATGCAATCTGGTCCCATGTTTGACCTTGAATAGTTGTATATACCCTCATATATTTTCACCTTCCTAAAAGTTAACTCTTCTTTTTCTCTTAAGCCACTGTTCCATCTTTTTATCAAATTCGGACTGTGATTCTTTCTCTGCTTGAACAATATCTTCCTTTGTTGGTGTTCCTTCAAAGTGATATACAGGAGCATATGTGACCGTTATTCCTTCCGTTTGCCCGGTATTATCATCCCTTGAGCTTCCCACTCCTGTTATACCATCAACTAGTGCCGGTACCGGTATCTGGTTAGATCCTATAAGCATATCATCCATTCTCTCTGATAATAATTTAAGAGCGGTAATTATGGCACCTCCCTGACGGTTTAGAGCACTGTCCACAAACGAGGATAGATTATCCCACAATGTGTCCAATGGGACTACAGCCTCACTTTGACTTCCCTCTCCAATCATTGCCAATGTAGGATCTGAAACGATACCACCTGTTGCAAGTTGTGGCACTGACAACGGTGATAGTTTACTTATACTTACTCCCGGAATTGCATTTATTGCACTGATGGCAATGTTAATGGCTGCTATAAATCCATTAATAATTCCGGCTGCACCACTTATTACAGCATTAATTGCACCCTTTACAGCTCCACTAATGGCATCAGATATTGCAACTCCAATTTCAGTAAATATTCCAACTATACTTTCCCATATGCCACTAAAGAAAGTCACTACATTACCAAATATACCGGTTATCAGATTCCATGCCTCTTGGAAAACCGTTCCAAAAAACGAACCAACTGCACCAAATATTGATACAACTGAGTTCCAAAGTGTCTGGAAGAAATCTCCAAATCCGGCAAATATACTTTTTATTGCTTCCCATGCTCCGGCAAAGTCACCTGTCAAAACACTTGCTATAACTGAAAAAATCCCGGCAATAGTATTAAATACCATTTGGAAGTAGGCACCTACCACATTCCAAACAGATTTAACTATTTCCCACGCTGTTCTAAAAAATGCTCCGATTACATTTCCTACCGCCGAAAATACTACCTTGATATTATTCCAAATCATCTGGAAGTATAAAACTGCAACCGACCATACTCCTTTTATTATTGACCATGCTACTCTAAAAAATCCACCGAGTACGCTTCCAACTACAGAGAATATATTTTTAATTGTCAGCCATACATTTTGGAAGAACGGCTTTACCGCCTGCCAAATATTCTTAATTACATCCCAAGCTGCCCTAAAAAATCCACCCAGTACACTAACAATTACGGAGAATATGATTCTTATTGAGTTCCATATACTCACAAAATAAGGCTTAAAGGTATTCCAAGTTTCTTTTATTGCTTCCCATGCTGATTTAAAGAATCCAATAACTGCATTAAGAACATTTCCTGCTACAACCTTTATACTTGCAAATGCTTTATTCACAATATTTCTAAAGGTTTCACTTTTGTTATATGCAATTATCAGTCCTGCCACCAATGCGGCAATTGCAAGTACCACTATCATGATTGGATTAGCATTCATAGCCGCATTTAATAACCACTGACCTGCAGCGGCAGCCTTTGTAGCTGCTGCATGTGCCCATGTTTGAGCTGTGCTGGCAGCTTTTACTATTGCATCCTGAATGTATAGCCCATGAATTGCGGCTGTAAGAGCTATATCTTTAATTTTAGCTATATTCAAAATAGCCATAGCCTTTACAGCAGAATAAACTCCGGTAACAAACTTATAAAACTTTACCGCTGCTACTGCAGTTCCAATTGCTGTGATTGTAGGTAAGAATCCATCCCACTGTACAAATGCATCAGCTACATCGGCAACACCTCCAACTACTTTAAGAAGTGCGTCAGCAACATTAGGAATAGCAGTTTCTGCTATAAATGTTATTGTAGGCTTTGCATTATCAAAAGCTTCAAGAAACTTCCATTTTAAATCGCTCAACAGGTCCAGAATACTTTCAAATGTAGGTTCATTCTCTGCTATTTTATCCATAATATTACCAATAGCATTTTTCAATGTTCCTATGAGAAAGCCTGCAACTTCTTGCCCTTTACTTATAAAATCCTGTGCCACCTCTATAGCGCTCTTTATTGATTCTGGAAGTTCAATGCCGAAAGTATCTCGCATCATATTGCTAAATGAATCTATGCTACCCTCACCTCCGGTAAGGGTAACTAAAAAATCCATAACACCTGAAGACATATTTCCAATTCCGGTCATAAACTCATCTATTGGGAGTTTATTTATCATTCCGACAAAGTTTTCAGTAATCTTAGGAATAGTATTGGAAAATCCATCCATTATTTTAATAGCATGTGGTCCAAAGGCTTCAATCATTGATATTTTCAGATCACTTACGGCACTGCTCATTCTTGCCATTGCACCCTTTAAGGTGTTAGTGACCTTTTTATCCATTTCATCCAGTGCACCCTCTGAGTTATTAAGGTTATCCGATAGTGCATCCCAAGCTGAAGCCGTACCGTCTATACCTTCTTTTACACCATCCAGTAGATATCCGAACTTCGAATAATAATTTGTTCCTGCAATTGCGGCCATGTAGTTATTTTTCTCTTCTTCTGTCAAGCCTGACATTGCACCATTTAAGTCTATGAGAATTTGACGCATATCTCTCATTTTGCCGGTATTATCATAGACAGCGACACCAAGCTCCTTAAATGCCGCCTTTGCTGCATCTTTAGTTGAAATACGAACCAACATAGAATTCAAGGCAGTGCCTGCCTCTGCACCTTTTACACCGTTGTTCGCCAATATACCAAGTGCGGTTGCAGTCTCCTTGAAATCCATACCTGATGCCCTGGCGGCACCACCACACCCAATCATTGCTTCCATCAATGCTGCAGAAGTTGTATTTGCCTTGTTATTGGTCATAACAACTACATCAAGATATTCTTGAAGTTCGTCTATACCGACTCCCATTGCACTCATTGAGTCGGTGACCTGATCACTTGTAGTCGCTAAGTCCGCCTGTGTAGCCTCTGCAAGCTTTAAGACAGGAGTAAGTGCTTTTGTACTGGTCTCCACATTCCAACCTGCAAGTGCCATATATCCCAATGCATCAGCAGCTTCAGATGCAGTGAAGGTGGTGGCTTTTCCTGCTTCTCTTGCAGCTTTTGACAGTTTTTCATATTCACTTTCAGTAGCGCCGGCTATGCCTGCTGTATTTGCCATTGACTGTTCAAACTCTGAATATTCGCTAACTGCATCTCCAATAAATTGTCCAACCTTTATTGCAGCAAATGCTCCTGTAATCATAACAGCTGCCTTTTTTGCCATTCCTGCAAGGTGACTAATCCCATCTTCAGTCATGCCAAGGCTCTGCTTCAAAGAGTTCTCTACTTTACCTGCGATTCGAATTGCCAGCTCTTGCTCGCTGCTTCCTGCCAATCTCTTCCACCTCCTCTGCTATTTCTATCAATTCAAAAACAGACAGGGATAGAAAATAATCAATCCCTGTCTGTAATGACATAGCAAGCTGTATTGCAATCTTTCTTAAATTTTTACCATCTTCAGGTCTTATCCCTCTCCGTAAAAAAAAGAGGTTACCTTATTCTTTACCTTGATAGCATCCCTTGGATGTAATCTTTGGAAAAATTGTAAAGGCATCTTTGTTGCTCTTGCTGATATGATACAAGCATATTCAAGTGACATCTCAGGTAAGAATGAGAAGCTTCCACTCTTTTCCAGCACTTTGTTTGCCGCTATCATATCGGTCGCCGTCATATCTTCCAATGTACTCAAGTCTATCTCTTCATATTCCTTATCCTCAAAAAAATACTTCTTTGAGAAATGAACTACCATAGAAGACTCAGAGACTGAACTCTCTGTAGAACCATCCTTAGTGTTTGCAACATTAATTACTTTATCTTTATCTGCCATATCTGTCTCCTTTAGCACTGACTTCTTATCTTAGCCAGTAGATCCTTATCGTTAACCTTGTATACATTGTTCAGCTTATCAAGCTCAACTCTCTTTTTACCGTCAAGCTCTATCATGATATATGCTACCTCTACAGTAACGGAGGCATCCATTGCTCCACCCTGCTTAATGGTTCCTCCTGTAAGCTTCTTTTGCCTTCCTCTGACTACAACTCTCATTCCCTTAGTATCTATTCCACCGGTACTCTTTA